CTCGTTCAACGCCTGCGTCAGACTGCCCAGATCAGCGGGGCTCCCGAGAGACCGCTCGAACGGAGTCGTGTGGTAGCCAGCCATCCGGCCGAAGTGGGAGATGCCGAACTGTCCAGACAGTGCAGAGCGGGCGCTCTTCTCCGCCGCGGTGACGCCTCCCTTCGCGAAGTGCGGCACCCTGTCCTCGTTGATCGCCTCCAGCATGGAGCGGTACTTGGCAGTCTGCCTCTTGTTGACGATGAACTCCCCGCCCATCGCGAGCAGGGGCACGTCGTCCTCGACACCGGAGCCACCCGTGATGTGGCCGCCGGTCGCGTACTTTGACACACCGCCCTGGCCCTGCGCGGGCCGGCCGATCGTGGAGTACTTCGCGATCGTTTCCCGGACGGTCGTGACGGTGACCGTCTTGCTGCGGAGCGCGTTGATCGCCGCTTGGATCGCACGCGCCGCCGCGCTGGCCCGGTCCCGCGCCGAAAGGGTGATGGACTTGTCCTTCAGGCCGTCACGGGCCCGCTGCACAGCGGCGATTACGTCCTTCGCGTTCTTCCCGTTCGCCGTGACCGAGAAGCGGCCGTCCTTCAACCGTGTGACCTTCAGCCCGAGGTCGCGCAGCATCGACACGGCATCGTCCGTGAGCGCGCTGACCTTGACGCTCTTCGCGTTCGGGGTCTTCTTCAGCGCGGACAGCACCGAGTCGAGGCCGCTCACCGCATCCTCGGTCCGCATCTCCAGCTTCGTCGACTTCTTGTCCGGGATCCGCAGGATCTGGTCGGCGAGCTGGCCAGCCTCTGCTTTGGTCAGGCCCATGGCCCGCGCCGATTTGACCAGCTCGGACCGGCCCCTGGAATAGATCCCGTTGACGGTCTCCCACGACGAGCCCGACTCCCGCGCGCTGGTGGCGGCCGAGTCGGTCTTGTCCGCGAGGTCCTGCAAGGCGCTGGCCGCGTTCCGTGCCTTCTCCGAGTTGAGGTCGAGGACCCCGTGACTCATGCTGAGCGCGCCCGCGTTGTCCTTCGCGGCCTTTGATGCCGCGTCGATGGCCGACTCGAAGCCGATCATGCCGCCGAGGCCCTGCCTCTGCACGTCGTTGAGGGCCTGGATTGCGCCGCGCAGCCCGTCGGCCGACGCCTTCTGATGTTCCAGCTTCGCGGCCGTGTCCTGAGCCGCCTGCCCGAACAGCCCCTGCGACTCGGCGGCCAGCTTCTGCTCCAGCGCCTGGTCCGCCAGCGCTGACTTGTAATCGTCGAGTTGAGACGTCACCTCCTTCGAGGTGAACCCCTGCTTCTTCAGGCTCTTGATCGTGTCGTCAAGAGCCTGCTTGGCCATGTCGGCTTTGCCGCCCTTGACCATGTTGGCCAGAGCCTTGTCGATGCCGTCGAAGTCTTCCTTGGCCTTCTTCACCGGGGTCGAGTCCATGCCGACCAGCGAGGTGAGGAACTGCTGGGTCTTGTCGAGATTTGACGGGCGCGCCAGGGTGCGCAGCGAGTCGCCGAGACCGCTCAGATCCTTGCCGTAGGAGCGTGCGGCCTCCCCGGACACCTTGCCTGTGCGGGCAAGATTGCCGAGGGCCGTCGTCATCTTGTCGACGTCCGGCGGGGCTTTCTTCCCCATGTCCGACAGCTTCGAGAACACCACCGCGACCGCAGCGATCCCCGCGACGATCACGCCCGCCTTCGCCGCAGTCCCCAGCGACATGAACGCGGCCCGCAGGCCAGCCATACCGCCGCCCGCCGCAGCCGACGCCGCAGTCAGCCCCGTGATAGCTGTCCGGAGGGAGGTGATGCCCTCCGCTGCCACGCCGATCCCCGCACCCGCCAGCTTGATCAGCTTGAACGCCGCGTACACCTGCATCAGGTTGCCGATCAGCGACGGAGGCACCGCCGCGACCAGCTTCGCGAACGCGTTGACCAACGACAGCATCCCCGGGCCCGCCTGCGACGCGCCCTGAAGCAGGTTGCTGACAGCCTTGGTCACGTTCGTCAGTAGTTCCTTGACGGCCGGCCCTTGCGCTTTGGCGTAGGCGAAGAACGACGCGATCGGGCCGGACGACTTCCCCTCCGACATAACCCGCATGAAGTGGATCGCGCCGTCCGTGGCGTTCTTCAGACTGTTGTTCGCGAAGGTGCTGACCTTCTTCGACAGGGCATCGAAGCCACCCGTGTTGACCGCGCCCCCGGCCACCGACACCAGCCGGTCCAACTGCGTTGATGCGCCGCGAGCCATCGGGGTGAGCTTCGGAATGATCTGCCCAAGCACCGCGAAGGACTTCTCGACCGGAGCCATCGTGAAGCGCGCGTTGCTGTCGGAGAACTCCCGGAACGTGTCCCGCAGATTCGAGTACGCGGCAGACGCCCGCTGTGTTGCCGCAGGCATCGACGACAACGAGTCCGCGACGAACTGCTGCGCCTGAAGCGCCTGCTTCGACTGCGCCCCGTACTTCGTGACGGCCTGCGTGTACTTGTCCTGCGCGCCCGCCGCGTCCTTCAGATTCCCGATCTGCGGAATCACCGCAGCGCCGAACGCCGCGACCGCCAGCCCCGCAGCCCCCGCATGCACCGCGACCGGAGCCAACGCCGCAGCCACCGGAACCGCGGCCGGCGCCAGCGACAGCATCGTCGCCCGCAGATCCTTGAACGCGCCCCCGCCGTCCTTCGCGGACCGGGCGAGGCCGTCGACACGCCGTGTGACAGCGGTGATCCCCGGGCCGGTTGCGTCGCTGACGCGGACTGTGATGGTCACGTCATCGGCCATCAGGGATCACCTCCATCGTCGGGTGTGTCGGGGGTTCCGGCCTTCTCGATCGCCACGAGACGCAGGAGTTCGGTGTCTTCCTGCATGAGGGTTTCGAGGGTGTAGCCGGGGAAGCGTTCGAGGAGCCCGAGCAGGAGGCGGGCTCGTCTCAGCTCGCGAGGGGCTCGGACAGGGGTTCCATCGGAATCGACGGCGCCGGGGACTGTTCGCCAGAGGTCGAGCTCTCGGGCAAAGGGTCGGCGTTGTGGACCCCCGTGAGGGTCTGGATCCACGCGTTGTTCATGGCCACGACCAGGTCGTGGTCCACCGACAGGACGCCCTTCTCGGTGGGCGGGACCGGCTGCTCGGTGTCCTCGTCTTCGAGGTTCCAGCTGACGAGGTGGCTGATGAAGTTCTTCAGGCTTCCGGCGTCGCCGTCTCCGTCGCCGCCGTCGAGGCCGGTCGCTTCCATGTACTCGCCGAGTGACATGCCGCGGACCGTGGCCTCGGCCCCGTGGTGCTCGTGGCCCGGGGCGAATCGGATGCTGTAGGTCTTGACCTTGGTCTTGTAACCCATGCTCATCTCTCCTGATGCGGGCAGGTGCCGCCGTTGATCTGTCGGCCGAAGTTGCAGTTGTGGCAAAGCACTCGGAACCCGGCCGGGTAGTTGTGGCGACGTAGCCAGGTGTAGAACCCGCCCCCGCCTGTCTCCTTGCGTTGCGCGTGGCCGCCGCCGTCGATGTGGTCCAGTGCGAGGAACAGGAGCTGGCCCTCGCCACAGCACACGCACTGCGGGGTCGTACCGCCGTACGCCTGGAGAGCCTCCAAACGGACCTTCTGGCGGGTGGTCCTGCGCTTCGCGTCGAGCGCCGTGTCACGGCACCCCGGAGAGCAGTAACGGCGCTGATCCATCGAGCCGACAAACTCCGTGCCGCACGTTGCGCAAGGCTTCGTTAGCGGCGGTCGGCAGCGCGCGCACAGATCCCGCTCCGTCGTGCCCAGACGGGCAAAGGTGGACCCGCAGCCTGCGCAACGCGCCGACACCTGACCCGAGTTGCGGCAGTCCATGCACTGGTTGCGGTAGCCGCCCGTGTCGGTGCGGCGCGCAAAGGCGCTGAACGGCTTGGTCTCGTGGCACGAACGGCAGACCTTCATGCCCTCCGGCGCCTCCATCCCGAGGCAGACATCGCAGCGCCCGCAGTTCCTGCATGGCTTGTCGTGGTCCTTCCTCGGGGGCTTCGGCTTCCGTTGCGCGGCAGCCTGCGCGGGGCGGCATTCGGCACACCAGGCGTGCGCGTTGCCGCAGGACTTAACGGTGAACTTTCCGGACGTTGCTCCGGGCATGACCAGGCCTCCAAGCCTTGATGACTTGGATAGTCTATCGGTCAACTCCCGGACAGTTAGCATGACTTGGGCCTAGCTCCAGGTCGGAACGTTGCCGTCGGCGAGGACTCCCGGCACCGACGCGGTGAGCTCGCCGGACTGGGCCCGCTGGAGCGGGTAGTCCGTGTACAGCACTTCGTTCGCGAGGGTCTTGCCTGCCACCGTCAGCGTTGTCGTCCGCGCCACCGACGTGGACGGGACGGTCTTGAACACGTCGTGCGAGGCGTTCGCCGCGAAGTTGGTCACGATGTTCAGCGTGATGCTGAAGTCGGCGAGGAGCAGGAGCCGCTCGATCGCGCTCTTGTCGATGCCCGTGATGTCCTGGACGGCGCGCGGGGTGGCGAACTGGAGGTTGGTGACGTCGTTGATGATCGTGCGGACGACGCCGGCCGAATCATCGACAGAGCACACTGACCATCCGAGGCCTGAGGTCTTTGCCATGGCTGGTTATCCCTTCTGTTGCAGGTCGACGATGCGGCCCTGGTTTTCGGTCATGTCCTCAACCCAGTCCGCTGGACGGGTGTGTTGCCGCGTCCGGCCGGTCGGGTTCCCGCGGTGATCCCCGTCGCGGACGAGGTAGATCTCCGGGCGGGTGCGGTGCTCTTCGAAACAGCGCTGGTGGGACTCGAAGCGGAACACCGTCAGGCCGTCGCCGCGCTTCTGCTCGCGGAACGTGCGCCGGGACTGGCCCCGGATGTACGCGGCCTGCTGCTGGCCGAGTTCGGTGCGTTCGTCGATGACGGAGTCCCAGCCGTTCAGCCACGCCGCGCACCCGACCTGCTCGCACGCGGCCACGATCGTGGTGTCCTGAGGCGCGGTGATGCTGTACGTCTGGTACTGGCTGACAGGCAGGTTCGGGTCGATCCGGTTGACCATCTGCATGAGAACCCCACCCCTCTCAGAAGGCCGTAGCCACGTCGTTGCGGACAGCGGCCACCGCGAAGGTCAGCGAGGTGAAACCGCCGGTCGTTGTGGTCACGGCGCGCAGGTAGCGGCGAATCGTCGCCCCCGAAGCAGTGGCGATCCGCTGCGTCCCGGGCCCCGTGGTCACCGCGGTGAACGTCATGCCAGCGACGTCGGCAAAGGTCGCGTTGTCCGCGGAGTCCTGGACCTTGATCGTCACATCGGTCCCGGTGAACGCGAACACCTGGAGATAGCACTGCGCCCCGAACAGGGCCTGCCCGTTGAACAGCGGCGGGCTGCCGAGACCGAAGTCCACGCCAGTGCCGTTCGTCGCCACGGTGTCGACGCGCTTGCCCGCGGTGAGGAGATAGCCCCACTCCACGCCGAACCCGTTGGCCTGCATGGACACCGAAAACGGGAAGGAGCCGTCCTGGCCGCGCTGCCCGTCGTAGTTGGGCTGCTTGCCGACGATGTTCGCCGCCGGGCTGCCGAGCGTCGTCCCGCGGCAGTACATGCTGTGCACGTCCGCCGTCGGCAGCGCTGACAGCACCGGGTGGGACAGCGTCGGGTTGAACCACGCGGTGGCCTCCAGCCGGCCGTCACGGGCGCCGCCGATCCGTTCCATCGCGCCCTTGTCGATACCCGTGGTT